CTCGATCCAGTTGTACGGAGGGCAGGGCTGGGCGGGTTGTTCGGGCGGCATCTTGGTGGCGACGAAGGCTTGCACCGTGCCCATCGGGGTGCCAAAGGGCACGAAGATCTGACCGGCTCCATTGGTGCAACCGGTGAACTCGCCGCCCTGGACCATGAAGTTGGGAGAGACCTCTGGACCAGCCAGGGGCGATCCCCCGTACGCGCCGGTCATGAGTCCACCGATAGCAGCCTGGATGGCAGCCTCAACCTGCCACACATTCATGAACCCGAAGCCGAAGAGCTGCCCCAGGGTCATGAGCTGGTTCCCGGCCTGGGCGCTCTGCCCAGCAACGGGACGGCTGAACCCTGGGTACCCGCTCACCATGATGTACTGCGGGTGATCGTTCCCCTGGGTGTCTCCGACCATGGTGCTGTGGACATGGGTGTGCAGCGTCGGGGCTTTGTTGATCCAGAGGTCTTGGATTGCTCCACCGAAGGTGGTGTATGGCGTCCCGTTGAACGGGTTTGTTCCGAGGATGTTCTCGATGGCGACGATCTCATCGTGGATCTCGTTGACCGAGTAAGCCCAGATGACGTCGGTGTAGTCGTGGTAGGTCGAGAAGACCTTCAGGGCAAGGGGGAAGGTCGCTGCCATTAGAACGAAAGACCCCCATTCGCTGTGACGTTGATCTGGTACGCCTGTGGGATCTCGTAGGCGGCGCAAATGATGTCTTGTAGTTGTGTCGGCCCTGGGTTCTCGTTGCGATAGAGCTGATTCACGTTCACGTAGTCCACGCCCTCGGTGTTCATGCAGGCGTGGTACACGCTCGACAAGCTGACGCGGTGCCCGAAGTCAACCACGGCGAAGAGGAAGAGGTTCTTGATGGCGGCGATGACGTTCGCCTGCACCTGTGCATTTTGATACTGCGGCAGTACCTGGACCGTAACTGTCACGTTGCATGGGACGTAACCGGTCTGTAAGACGTTGTTCTTGTTGTACTGAGGAGCGATCACCACTACCGACGTCGTCACCATCTTTTTGTCATCGAGCCATCCGGTGTAGGACGAGTTCGTGATCTTTGGTGCGATGACACCAACAGCAGCATTCAACGCAGCGACAGTCGTGGTCGGATCGTTGCCGTACCCGAAGAAGTCTCCCGTCGGGTGGATGTACAACTGGACAGCGTTGTACGCCGTCGACAGAGCTGATGCCTTGGCGATTCCAGGTACGTTCAGAGTGAGGGCGGCGTAGTCGTCCAGGGTTACAGCTCGGTTGATAGCGGTAATCGACAGTGGTGCATGGATGCGGATGTGGTCGAGGCTCTCTACGTCAGCCCCACCCGACGCCGGGTTGGGGTTGGTGACCGCAACGATGTTGATCGGCCCGGTCTCCAACTGGGTCAAGGTGTTCGCCGCTACGTTGCCGACCGACCCTCCTCCGACCATGTAGTCGGCGGTGATCTGTGACCCTGTGAGTGGTATCTGGCCGGTGATGGCATCACCGAAGATCACCGACACCACGCCGTTGGCGTCAGTGCTCAGGGTATAGGCCAGGTCGTTGGAGAAGGCGTCGACTATGCGCTGGAGGGGCTTCCAGATCTGCGGCCCCAGCCCCTCATCGACGTAGACGTTGATGCTGCCATCAACCACGGGATTGTTGAAGAGAGTGAACCTCTGGTTCGGGGTGCCATCCGAGACGCCGATGGTCTCTCCCAAGGTCGTCACACCGTTGAGGGCTTGGACCAGTCCCTGGTAGTTGTTCGGCGCGCCGGGTTGGTAAATGACCTGCATCTGGTAGTTGTTCGGAGGGATCTGTCCGGGGTTGCCTGCTGTGCCCCCGCCGAACTGGATGATGTTCCCCTGCTGAACTGTGTACATCGTGGCGTTCGCCGCCTGGCCGACGAGGCTGTTGCCCGGAGCCAGAGTCCAGGTCACCCAGACCGGGTTGGAGCCAGCGGGAGCTACCTGCACGGTCTGGTTGGCACCCCCGCCCGTGAAGTTGTACCAGGGTGTGTTCGGAGGGTTCGGGTCAGCAGCCTGGAGAACGATCTGCTGGTTTACAAAACCGTTGCTCGTGGCCGTTGCGGTGTGGGAGACGCCATCTCCGAAGATCCACAGATCCTGGGACGTCTCAAAGGTGATGGGGTTGAGACCAAAGGTTCCCACCTGGGTTGAGTTCGCTGGGATCAGCACCGGTTGTGACGGTGAGGCAATCGTGAATTGCAACTGCACCGTGGCGGCGACGTTTCCGTGTGGGGTGTAGTCCAGGAGCGCAGCGATGTTGAGTACCGACTGACGCTGTTGGGCCGTGGCGAGGTATGACTCGTTGGCGATGCGGTCGGCGTAGAAGTTCAGGATGTCGCCCATGTAGGCGAAAAGCTCGATGAGCACGATCCCGAAGTCGCCCGGTGAACGGTCGGTCCACTCGGGCATGTAGGAGGGGATCAGAGTAAGCAGGTCGTTGACCAGCGAGGCGTAGTCCCGGCTCGTGTAATCGATGGGCGGCGTGTTGATACCTGTGGGCACCACATCGGAGATCGTTCCCAGGGAGACGGGTGCGATGCTCATGCCGGGAGCGCCGTTACCTCGACACCCGTGCCGCCCAGGCTGAGCATCATGGTATGGACAGTGGGGTTAGCCCCTACGGAGAACTCGATGTTGAGCGTCACGATTCCGCTGAAATCTGGGGCCTGGAAGAACTGGACCGCTTGCAGCGTGACGTTCGGCTCAAACTGGGCGACGGCATTCCTGATCTCGTTGATGATCTCCGCTTCCTTCAGCGGGTTGTCGTTCTCCCAGACGAACTTGAAGATGCCCACTCCGTAGGTCGGGCGCATCACTCGCTCTTTCGGATTGGTGAGGAGGATCGCCAGGATGTGGTTACGCGCCCAGGTGACAGGATCATCGTCGTATGCAACTTCTGCTGCCGCGTTGATGTTGAACGGCTGGGAGATCTCCCAGACTGGAGGAAGCTGGCGGAAGTTGGCAGGGACGATGAAGGTCACACCAACGCCCTCACCTTCAGCCAGTTGAAGATCGGGTTTCCAGCCAGTCCGGTGAGACCGTTGTTACCGCACTGGTGCAGCATCTGGATGGTGTCGCCCGCGGCACAAGGGATGATGTCGGTTATCTGTGCGGGTGTGTACTGACTTGGTGCCGACGAACTGTTGTTCTGCCAGGCGTTCTGCGCCCCGTTGTGGAGGGTCCACACGTTGTACCACTGGTTGGTCGCACTGGATATGAAGGTTCCCTGGCAAGAAACGAGATAGTCCCCATCGACCGGGCAGGTGAAGGTGCCGGGGCCGGTGGGGAAATACTGCGAACCAAAAAGGTAAGCGTCGAACCCGAAGACATAGGGAGTCGTACTTGTATTCCACGCTCCGCTTCGGTACACACCTCCGGATATTTTCGGAGAAGCGTTCGCCTGGGCGAACTGGCGAATGTCCTTGCCGGTCGCTCCAGTGACCTGCATGATCGGTACTTCGTAGATACCGCTCAGGTTCCTGGTGGGGATCGTCTGGTTGGCGACGAACATGACAAGAACCTGTCGAGCAGTTGGGTCCATGCGGATCACGACCATGCCGTTGCCGCTGACGGTCACTGCCTTGGGGGTATCGATTTCTCCGTAGTAGCCGTCGACCCATACTGCACCCATCTGAACAGTGACTACAGACCCGGCGATGGTGGCGGCGCAGTTGTTCAGGAACCCGTAGATGACCCCTGAACCGCGGTACAGACGGGCCATGAGCCGCCACCGGGCGGCAGTGGCGGTCGATCCTGGTCCTGTATCGAATGGGAAGTAGTTGTCGACAATGGTCATTCCACAAGCTCCTCAGGTGGCCCAGCATGGTGCTGTTCCCAGAGCCAATCGGGCATCGTATTCGTGGCAGTAGCCTCCGAGATCACCTCTTCTCCAGTGTCCTGGTTGATGATCTTGCCCTCCTCCTCGATGAGGTTGACTACCCCGCCCCTGGCAGGGTCACCAACTGCGCCTGTGCTGTCAGTGTCGCTACTGTCACCTGAGGTCCGGTCCCTGCTGTCACGCGCCATCCCAGAGTCTTCTTTCCTTGAGTCACAGATATGAGTCCTGACAACGCCAATGCTTCGGTGGAGGGCTGTCCCGCCGGTCCTCCTCCTGGTGTAGTTGGAGTAACGGTCGGCGTGAGAACTTGGTCGGTCAGCCCGTTCTGGTACACCAACGTGCAAGGGGCTGACTGTGCTGCACTGCCGTCGCTGTAGGTCAAGAGAAGCTCACCTCTCACGATGGCTTTCCCGGCGTAGGGAATCCTCAGAGTCGTGACGAGGGTGTTCACAGTCAGAGTCGGTGCCACAGTGATCGGACCCGCTATGGATCCCCACCAGCTACACGCAGCCCCAGGGTTGAGCATGGTGCGAAGGTCAACCAGAGTGGTGGCATTCGTCACCAGCCAGAGTGGCATCTCCCACAGAGTGGCGCTCTGGGTGTAATTGCTCCCAGTCGATCCGTAGTCGGTCACGCCGTCGCGGTAGTAGATCGAGATCGTCTGGGCGTTCATGTCCACCCCGGCGACGACGGTGCCATTGGTGCCGACGCCCGTCACCGACATGACGTTCTGGACCTCTCCGTAGTAGCCGTGGATGTAGAGGCCCCCGGTCTGCACCGTGACGATCCCGCCTGCGATGCTGGCGTTGAGTTGGTTCAGGTACCCGGCGAAGACACCGTCGCACACCCAGAGTTGAGCCATCTTCCGCCAGCGGGCGGTATTGGCCGGATTGCCGTGACCGATGTCGAATGGAAAGAACTCATCGAGGAGTGGCATGGATCAGTGCCAGGGTTCTTCGGGATTGATGGTGGGCGAATGCCAGGGTTCCTCTTGTTCATGAGCGTACAGAGGACTGTCTGCTTGACCATGGGTCTGGCGGTTGATGTAGTCGGTCATGTGAGAGGGAAGTTGTCGTAGACCAAGCGTGTAACGCACCGCCGATCCCATCCCGGCGCGGCGAAAGTACTGCGAACGGGCGTGCCCCTCGGCAATGCCAATGAGAGAGTTCCTCACACCCTCGGTGTTGAACTGCCTGCCGTTGGTGTTGGAGGGGTTGTAGTAGCGCCTCCAGTTCGTGGAGCCACCACCGAAGCCCTTCCCGGCGTAGGACTGGGAGTGCGGACCCAAGGGAGCGGGACGCGGTCCTCCGAGTCCACCGACATTGAACGGGCCGGTGCCAGTGTCCTCGGCATTGGACTGCTGCACTGGTCCAGTGGATCCGGTGGGGCCTCTCTGTGATCCGGTCCTACGTTTGTTGGTGGAATAGTCGCTCCACTTCACGCCCTTGAGCCGGGGTTGTCGTACTGCCATCTGTTACCTCCAGGGTGGGGCGAGTCTGCGGAGCTGGGTGGTGCGGCCAACCCCGCCGGTCGCCCCCTGCATGGACTGCTGCTTCGGGGTGTACTGAGGCAGCAGGGCGAAGTTCGGCGCGTTGCGCTCGACCAGGATCTGAGTGTCGAAGGGAATCCCCTGGGCCAGAGCTTTCAGTCTGCGGTCGGGCTGGAGCTGGGGAGGGTTGAGGTAGTCAGCCGGGTCGATGCGCTCGCCCTTGTGGACACCTCGGACGTAGGAGCGTTGATTGGCCCGGTTCTTGAGGTTGTCGAGGAGCCGGTCGCCACGCCGGGAGTTGATCGTCCCCAAGTACCCGTCGGGGTACATGGCCTCGGGCGTACGGTTCCACGCCGACCGGCGTGCGTCCATGGCGTCACGGAAGTAGGGACCGATCCCACCCCCGCCTCCGGCGGTGTTGGCGTTACCGGGCGCGCCGTAGTTGTACGGCGGCAGGAACTGCCACGGCGTAAACGTGCCCCTGGGCATGGGTTACCCGAGAACGGACTGGGCGTTGAAAAAGCTCCGCACCTCTTCTGAACGAGAGTGGGCGACGGGCATGAGCTGGCCGAGAAAATGAGGGTCCTGTGGGTC